GCAGGTTCATCAGACTCAACAGCAGATTCCTGAGCTTCCTGAGCCTCCACTCTTCGCACAGAAGGCGTGGCACGAGCATGATATGAGTCGGCCCATGCTCGAACCAAGCACTGGTCCTATTCCAATTGACGAGCAATACCAGGCAGCTTTCCAAGCTTGGCAGAAGGAGTTCTTGGCAAATGTCACTCCTACCCAAGATGAACTTCTCGATGAGGCAAGCGAGATGTTCGAGAAATGTCTTGGAAGTCTTCCACCTCAACCAGTTACCGAAGATGAAATTGCTGGCGAATACGAGGAGTGGGAACTTGAGAACTATCTCGCACTCGAAGTCATCGACCACGCAGTGATTGACCGCTATGCGAATGTCGGTATGCGGTACGTTCCAACAGACCACATCCTGCTACCAAATGGAGAACTCGCCTGCCTCGAAGTTCATGCAACTAACCCAACTGCTCTTTCCGCTTGTTAAATAAAAAATTATAATCACTATAAAAATGATAAAATTAAAACAAACTAAAAATGAAAAAAATAAAACCAAATAAAAATCCCTGCTTTTTTTTATTTTTTCTTATTTAAAAACAAATTTTTTCTATATATTACTTTAAAATGCTCGAAAGAACCCAAATATCTAATTTTCAAAATGTATTATCAGCTGTGACAAAAAAGACTCCAGTAGAACCTAGAATGGAAAAGTTAGAAGTTCTCAAAACCTTATCATCCGAAAATATTAAAAATTTAGAACCATATATTGTAACCCATATTTTACCTCCACTCCTTGATAGATTAGATGACAAACCAGAAGTTTCAAAGGTCGCTCTCCAAGCAGGAAAACATTTAATTTCCCATTTTTCAATTCAGAGTTTTGCATATGTATGTGAATCTCTTTTTACAAAAATGGATTGTTCATCAAAATGGCGAAGTAAATTAGGTTCATTAGAAATGTTAATCGATTATATTAACCGTGTTGAAAATTTAGATAGGGACCTTCTTTCAGCATCATTACCAGAATTAGTAAATGTATTATCACAATTACTTCATGATACAAAAGCAGAAGTAGCAGACAAGGCAACAACCGCATTAAAACTAGCAATGAAAGGTATTACAAATCGTGATCTTGAACCATTTGTAGATAATTTAGTATTAGCAATTTTAGACAGAAACGAAACCGAAGAAACTATTCAAAAATTAGCAGGAATTGTATTTGTTCAAACTGTAGAAGGTAGTGCATTATCAGTTGTAGTGCCACTAATGGTAGCAGGATTTAAACAGAATAAGGGAATTATTAAACGTATGTGTAGTAGAATTGTAAGTAATATTACAAAATTAGTAGAAGAACCAATTGAAGCAGCACCCTTTTTATCAGAATTAATACCATCATTAGAATATGCAATTGATACTATTCCAGACCCAGAAGCAAGAGATGTAGCAACTAAAACATTAGCAGAACTTAAAAATATTAGAGAAAAGGCTGCTATTGCAAGTGAAAAACTTAAATTTAGAAAAACTGAAAATGTAAGAAGTTTCATAAGTGAAAATGATTCTAGTTTAAACGCAGAAGTTGTAAATTATTTAGCAGCAATCACAACAAGTCTCATTAAAACTAAAACTACAGAACGTGATGAATATAACGATGAATTAACGCCTTTCACTAGTAATACTGATTTAATACAAAAATTATATGAAAATGCACAATCAGTTATTGGCGTTAATGAAGATGACGATAATGAGGAAGACGAAGAAGGTGGTGAAGTATTATGTGACTGTGATTTTACACTAGCTTATGGTACAAAGATTCTTCTCCACAATACAAAAATGAAATTAAGAAAAGGTAATAAATATGGTCTCCTTGGACAAAATGATTGTGGTAAAACTACACTTATGAGGTCTATTGCCGAAGGTTCAGTAGAGGGGTTTCCAGATATTAATGAAGTTAAAACAGTATTTGTAGAAGCAGATATTCAAGGTGAATTATCACATTTAAATTGTGTAGATTATGTATTAGAATATCCAGCAATTAAATCACTTGGCGCTACAAGTGAAATGGTAAGAGATGTATTAAAAAAGGTAGGATTTACAGAAGGAAAGGCCGCTGGTGCTGGTGGCGATTGTGATGACCCAATTAGTAGTCTTAGTGGTGGTTGGAGAATGAAACTTGCTCTTGCTCGTGCTATGTTGCAAAAAGCAGATATTCTTCTTATGGATGAACCAACTAATCACTTGGATGTTAAAAATGTTAATTGGGTAATGAATTACATTAATAGTCTTAAAACTACAACTGTTATTATGGTTTCACACGATTCAGGATTATTAAACAATTGTTGTAACTACATCATTCAAATAGAAAAACTAAAAGTTAAACTTCATAAAGGAAATCTAGCAAAATTTGTAGAAAAATGTCCTGAAGCACAATCATATTTTGAATTTAAAGCAAATAAATATAGTTTCACTTTCCCACAACCAAGTTTCTTAGATGGTGTTAAAAGTAGAGGTAAGTTCTTAATTAAAATGGACAATGTATCTCTTACTTATCCAGGTAACAAAGTCCCAACTATAAGAGATATTACAGTAAGAGCATCAATGGCTAGTAGAGTAGCTTGTGTTGGTGTAAATGGCGCTGGTAAGAGTACTATGATTAAGGTATTAACTGGTGAATTAGAACCAACTACAGGAACAGTTTGGAAATATCCAAATAGTAAATTAGGATATATTGCACAGCATGCTTTCCATCACATTGAAAAACATTTAGATAAAACACCCAATGAATATATTAGATGGAGATACGAATTCGGAGATGATCGCGAAGGTTTAAATAAAGCATCCATGAAATTGAGCGAAGATGATGAAAAATCTCTCGCTGAACCTGTTGAATATACTTACAAAACAGAAAAGGGAGAAATTCGTCGAGAAAATAGAGTTATTGAAAGATGTACTGGTCAGAGACGAGAGGATGAAAAGAAGAAGAAGTATTTCTTATATGAAGTAGCGTGGAAGGGAAAAAGTCATGAATCCAATACTTGGTATAGTTCAGATGACCTTATAAAATTCAATAAAATATATGAAAAGGTAATTCGTATGATTGACCAGAAAATAGCTAATCAGGAAAGTATGTTCCAAAAACCTCTTACTCAGATGAATGTTGAAAAGCATTTAAATGATACTGGACTAGAACCCGAATATGCTACACACTATAGAATTGGTGCGTTATCTGGTGGTCAAAAGGTTAAGGTAGTATTAGCAGCTGCTATGTGGGACCAACCACACATTTTAATTCTTGATGAACCTACTAACTATCTGGATAGAGATTCATTAGGTGCATTAGCAGAAGCAATTGAAAAATATGAAGGTGGTGTTATTATGATTACACACAATGATGCGTTTTGTCGCCAATTATGTCCAGAAAGATGGGTATTAGAGGCAGGACTCTTAAATACTGAAGGTGATGTTGAATGGATGGAGTCATTAGCAAAGACATCAGTAGATTTCGTTCAAGTAGATGAAATGGTTGATGCAAGTGGTAATGAAATTAAAATCAAGAGAAAAAAGAAGTTGAATGCTAAAGATAAGAAGAAGATGATGAAATCTATTCGTGAAAAAATCAAAAACAATGAAGACTTAGATTCAGAAGAAGAAGGATATGCTATTGAATGGAATTTGTAATTCCATCACCGATTCTTGAATAATTTTATAATAAGAATAATATATTTTTTTTTGTTTATTTAAATTGTTTTTATTTTATAATAATAATGAGTTTTAATAAAACTTGGAATAACGTTAAAATTGATGATTCCATAGAACTTATGGAACATCCAATATTTAATACTCTTATACCTAAATTGGAATTCTATGATGAATTTTGCAAAGTTTTAGATTTACTTAATGGAGACACTATGTCAGATTATGTTGATTTTTTTTTCGAGAGAGATGTTATTAATAATTCAAACTTAAAATTTGTAGGTGATAAAGAAAAGATGGACTTTTATGATTGGGCGGTAGATGAAGGATGCCTACCTGGTTTAAAAGAAATACATCAAGGTGAATCGATTGAAGATAAGAATAAAAGAATCGAAGAAGAAGAAGAATTAGAAAGGCAAAGACTAGAATCTATAAAAAAACAAAAGGAAATAGAAAAAAAGAAGAGAGAAAATTTAAGTGAAAAAGATAACTTATTAAAAATTTTGGATAATAAATGGAAGGGAATACAAAAGTTAAAAGGGAAAAGTGAATTGAACCTTAATAAAATTAGAAAAGCCTATGAAGGATTTAATAAAGATTATCAAATTTATATAGAAAAATATGGTTTAATTGAAAAATATGAAGGTTATGTTGAATTGATGGAGTCATTAGCAAAGGCATCAGTTGATGAAATATTTGATACAAGTGGTAACGAAATTAAAATCATATGCACAAGTATAAGATAAATGTTCAGGTTTGTCTAGTAATAAGACAAGAAAAACATTAAAACCTACGCCTAATGCATATGCATTAATAAAAGAAGTTGATTAAAATTGAATGATTTTTTTATTTTTTAATTAAAAAACTTATGAGTTTTAATGACACATTACTAGAATGTCTAAAGAGATTACAAAAGGAAATATTATTATCATCCCGAGAATTACCAGATGATATGTTGATGGATATATTTTATGGTAAAAACCTTACTAGTACTAATACTGAATTAGAATCTGAAAATAAAACTAAAGAAAAATCTTCTACTCCTAAAAAGGTAAAAATTAAGAAAAATAAGAAGAAAACTGAAACAAAAAGTTTGGAAACTGAGGTAGAACCATGGAGATTAAATCGATTTGGTAGATTGTATCTTAAATGTATTAATACAGACCTATTATATGACCCAGTAACAGAACAGTGTATAGGTAAATATATTTATAATTTTGAAAATGAAACAGAATCTATTCATTTGTATTCACAGTAAAAATTGACTTAAACTTTTTTTGTTTGTAATAATTAACTATTAGGCTATGGATACTTCAGATCTAGAACTAATTAATAAATTAAAAGGTTGTGATAAAAAGGTCCCTAAATTTTCATTAGACGGACTCACTAAATTATGCAAAGTTGTAGATGTCTATGATGGAGACACATGTCGTGTTGTATTTGAACATAATGGTTGTTTCAATAAATGGACTGTAAGACTTTCTGGTTATGATACACCAGAAATAAGACCTAGAAAAAATTTAGAAAATAGAGATGAGATTAAAGCTCGTGCAATTGAAAGTAAAAACTTTTTGAAATCTCAAATTATGAATTATCCAGAACAGTTGGTATTTATTAAATGTTATTCTTTCGATAAATATGGAAGACTCTTAGGTGAAATTTTTAAGGAAAA